GATTAAAATGAGAGAAAAATAGGATATTTCCCCAGTTTCCCTCTCACCATTTGCTTCTCTGATAGAGTAAACAGTGATCATATATAAATGTTATGCAACTATGTTCTATTAGTTTTATTAGTAAATTAGCTTTTCTAACCACCAGTACTTGTTTTAAGGAAAATTCTTAGTTAGTATTGTGTTATTATCTGTTATTTTGAATAAAAAGTGTTATAGTAGGAATAGGGTTTATTGTAAGAGTAAGAGTAGTAATTATGAGCCAAGCATAACTATGTTGAAATTCAAGTGAAGAATATCTATATCTGTACCTGCTCCTACTCCTGGTTCTTTTATTCTGAGATCAATATCGTGAGCTGTGTCAGTAATTTCAATTATTGCTGTACCAGAGAAAGAACCTTGATCTCCTGCTGCGGCAAACTTTCTTCTACTGGAACCATCGTGTTGCTCTACTCCATTAACAAATATATCACATTCATAAGTTTTATTAGCTCCTTGAGAATCTGCACTAATCTGCCAGTCAATCTTATATATTCCAGTCTTGGGAACGTTGAAAGCGTCTGAATTAATGGTGACTCCATTGAGGCAACCAGTAGTTAAACCGGTTACTTTGACATAAACTCCTTGTCCTACGGTAGAAATGTCTACATTAATAGCTGCTTCGTGAGCGTAAAGTGAGCCTAACGGCAGTGATCCATCATACCAAAAATAAACTAATCCTTCGTGAGTAATATTTAATCTTGGCCTTGCGTCTGTGTAAAATCTGATTTCCGATGGAACTTCAAAGGCTGCGGCTGCTCCAGTCTGCACGAAGTAAATCGCCGGACCCCGAACGAAAGAATCAGCGGCTGCATTTACTCCATAACCTTGAATTATCCCTAATGTATCAGTATCAACGGTTGTTCCGTAAGTTCCAACTGCTCCACCCCTGCTTTTTCTCATTAGTAAATGTGGGAAAGTTCCTGCTCCTGAGTTCCAGTTAGTTAAGTAAAATTTAGTAGAAGAATCTGCTGTTCCTATATCAAAGGAATTTCCTATTATTTCTTTAGTAGAAATAGCTGTTGTTTTAATATGTGGATCAATGTTCTCTCTAGGGTTATCAAATCCTGCTTGTCCTTGTTTTACACCGGAGAACTTTAAAACTGGTGTTTTAAACATATTCTCCATCTTTCTAGGTCTTGGCATTTTAAAAAGAAAAAAAATTAAAATTGTTGAACGGTTATGTTAGCTCCAATCAACTCAACTTCTGCGTCTGCACCTGTGGTAACTGTTACCAAAATGTAGAAGCCAAGAGTTTGACTTACTTCATAATCAGCGAAATTTGCTGCGTCATTCAGTAAGTAATTTCCTGTCTTAGATACCTGAGTAATGCTTCCAACCGTTGCGTTAGTTGGTGAGCCTGAGGCTGCCGTCAATACTTTCAAGGAAGCGTCCACTGTTACAGTAGTTCCACCGGAAGTGACACCACCATAGATAGCAAAACCACTTATGTAATCACCATCTTTAATTCCAGTAACAGGGATTATGTAAGTACACGCTGTCTTTGAGTTATCTACAATAGCCATACCATCATCAAGCTGTTCAAAACCTGCCGTTTCTCCTATGAAACCTGCGGCTGCTGGGCATTTGATAACCATATCAGTTCTCACTAATAGGTCTTCTACTTCTAACTGACCAACACTCAAAGATTTCATTACTTCGTCGGCTGCCATTATTTCTTCTCCTTTTTAGGCTTAGGTTTCTCTTCTTTAGGCATTGGTTTAGGCTCAGGCTTAGGTTCTGGTTTCTTTCCGAATTCCTCTTCAAGAAGAGGATCTACTGGAACTAAACTATCTTTCTCGAACTTAGCTTTTTGCCGTTCGTATTCCACTAATCTGTTTTTCATAGACATTTTAAGCTCCCTCCACCCAGATAAGTCCTACTTGCATACCATTAGCTATTGGAAAAAATAGGAACTTATCATTGGCTGCACCGCTTTGAGCGGCTGTAATATCGGTTTCTGCTAAGGCTAGTCCTGTTGCACTACACTCATACACACCAATAACAGTTGCGTCTCCTGCTGCCATCTTTAGATACCTGTTATTTTACAGATTGCGTCAGGGTTGGTCACTTGTGGCTGTCCTACTTCCCAAGCTCGGATAGTTTTCTTTACTCCCGGATCGTTGATAGTTTCAACTTGTAATCCTGAAACAGATCTCCAAGTAATTGCTTCTTTAGGTACAACAATCTGACATCCACCTTCGGTAACTGAGTTGGTTACTAAGACTTTTAGTCCTACAATCATACCAACCATACCATTCTTAGTAGGTGCGTCTGTCCAGAACTGACCTGCATTTCTTACGTTTGCGTTACCAAGTAGTTGTGCATAATTGGTAGGGTGCAATAGTAAGTAAGCTCCTTCTGCGTTGTAGTTGTCAATTGAGATCAGAGATTTACCATTAAGTAAGTCTTGAACAGGGTCTCTGCTTGATATGACTGCATTGTCCCAAGTTGCATTTGCTGCTTGAGTGTTTCCTGCTTGAGCTACGATTACTGCTGCGATTGCTCCATCTACTGTAGAAGCAACTGCTCGACCAATTCTTAGAAGAGTTCTAACAATTACATCAATAGCGTTTGTTCTTTCATCTTCCCAAGAGATAACTCCTTCCATTGCAAACTTAGCATTTCTTCCAGAAGTTTCCGTCCAAGTTACTTCTCCGTAAGGGAACTTTGCTAGTCTTGCTACTCCGGCTACATTTCGGGTAGTTCCTGCAGTTAAATCTGCTGCTGTTTCTTTGTAGTAAGTTTCAGTCCAAGCATTTGATGAAGTAACCATACACACTTGCTTTAAAACATAGCTTTGAAGTGCGAAACCAGTTACAACTCTGGATACATTTTCGGCTCTAAGGTCTGCCATCCCAGTTGAATCTGCCATTTTACGGTTTCCTCACCCATACAGCCACTACTTCGGCAGCTGCTGCTGTTTCTAAAACAGTACCAACTACTTCTTGACAACCCTGAGCTCCTGCTTCATCTGCTGTTGCCAATAAATTAGCTCCGTTGATTTTTGCTGCATCTCCTAGAGTCATACCTGCACCACTGTCTTTCATATCAAATACTCCGTGTGTGTAAACTGCTAGTGTCGTTGAGCCATCACTGGCTACTTTTTCTGCTGCTGCCACTCCTACAAAAATTTGACCGTCAGCTGAGGTTGCTTTTGCTGTCCTCGGATCTGATTCCAAGTAAAGCAAAGTACCTTTCTCTATTCCTGTTCCATCAGCGACAGTGAATTCCACTGGATCGCCTCCGTCTCCAAGAAGTTCAATAATTACTGCTTCATTTGCCATAGTTTTTTACCTCTTAAATCTACTATGTAAGCAGTAATGAAATATTTTATTTAAACTTTTTGTCCCCAATTCCAGCATTGACCACATACTTCATTGTGATCTCTTTTGGAACCTTTCAGGAATTTTCTTAATTCTCCACACTTGGCACATCTCTTAACTATGAGATTCATTGGACTACATCCTCAAAACCTGTTCCCTTCAACAGGTTTCTGGCAGCTTCTTTTTCTTTCTCTTCTTCGGTAGGTTCTGATGGCTTGCCTGCTTCTGATTGTCCGCTTACCTTATTAAGCTCAAATTCTCTTTGTTTAAGCTCAAGGTTCTCCTTCAAGATGGCGTTTTCACGCTCCATCATTTGAAGATTCGCTTCACGATCTTCTTTACTAACTTGTCCATCCAACTTAGCTTCTTCTTTTTCTTCATTTTCCATAGTACCTTTTTGTTCTTCCACTTGTATCACCCATTTGTATTTGTGTTTTCAACTCTTTGAATGCGATTGTGTTATTATTGAGAATTTTCTCAAATCTGAATACAAAATACCCACACATTGCTATTGGAAACCCAGTCTGTGCGATTATTGTAACCCAATCCATCAGCCAAACCTCGCCGGAGCACCAGTTCTGCCTTTATTCTCACTTTTGGCTATTTGTGCTGCAATTCTTTTATCTCTTGCTTTTTGTTCTTCTCTTATATCAGAAAATTTCTGTTCTGTTGGAGTTAATTCTCCGGCTCTTAATCTAACTTGCTTCTTTGCCTGTATTTCGGCAGAGTATGCAGCAGTCTCCATAAATGTATAAACTCCTTTCAAAGGAATTAACAAACTTAAATAAGACCAGAAATCCCTATCAGTCAATTCTAATCTATATTCAATTAACTCGTCAGCCATATCTAACTGCCCCTCTTCTTGTGCTTTTTCGATTGCGTGATTTACGTTCTGGTCTGCTTCTTCTTCTAAGAATCCGTTTAAAATTGCATTACTAATAACTCCAACTAAGGCTTTTTGATATCTTTTATTATACAAAATCTTATCTAACCAACCCACTGTTTTTTTTGCTGCCCATACATTTTCTCTATAAATTCCACTACCCAAAGGAGTTCTTTCTACAATCCTATCAGAAACTAATCTCGTGAATTTCCCGGTTGCTGTTTTAGCTACTTTAGAATTTGATAATCCTTTTGTTTTGATTAGTCTTTCTCCCTGACTATTTGCTTTTAAGATAGTATCTACTCCTTTTATAATTGTTTTTGTACTTTTCAAAAGATTTTCTTTAGTTTTTATAATAAAATCTTGTTGTGCTTGAGAAATTTCCAAAGCTTTCTTTTCTAGTTTATCAAAAATTTTTATTTCTTTGGAAGTCATTTTTTTCCCACCTGAGAAGAATGATTCAAATCTATTAAGCTCTTTCAAAGCTGTATTTTCTCCAACTACTCCAGCTTTAGCTCTCAATACTTCTAATCTATGAAAAGCTTCTTCGGTTATTTCTTTTCCTCCTGCGTGGAAAGCTTCCCATCTCTCAATTTCTTTAAGAGCCTGTTTAGATTCTTTTGAAATAACTTTTGGTGCTGATCTAGTCAAAGCTTTAGTCAAAGAACCAAAACCACCTAAAGAAGTAGTTGAAGTAGCTCCCAATGATATTAAATCTACAATTTTTGGTATATTTGTTTGTTCTCCTGCTTCGTTGAATACTGCTCCTGTTGGATCAGATACCCTAAACTCATCTTGTACTGGTGCTATTCCTTCTGTTGGTTGTTCGCTTTGAGGGGATAAACCTAACGGGTTGGCCGGATCAAGGGCCGTCCCCGCTAGGACGGATTGTTTTTGAGGTGATAATTGGGCTCCTTCTGCTTGGACCTGAGGTCTGGCTTCTGGTGGGGTAGCTGCGGCGATTGCTGCTCTATTCTCGAAGATTTCTTTAGTAATATTTCCTATTCCGGTTTGTCCTTTGGCTCTAAGTGATTCTCTGGCTGCAGCAAATTCTTTCTGAGCCCCAGATCTTTCAACTGGAGCGGGTGTTGGAGCTCCTTTACTTACCTTCTGTGGAAATGTGTTTGGTCTTCTGGCAGTTTTAATCTTGGCTGCTCCAATTTCTTTTTCTCTTTTCTTTCTCCTTTCTTTGTTTCGTTTTAAAGTTTGTCTACTGGCCATTTACTGCACCCCCACATTTGTTACGGCTGTGTCCTCTGGCGTACTGGCCTGAGTAGTCTCGCTCTTAGCTTGATCACTAAGTAATTCATTCTGAAGAGTAGCTGGAAACTCCAGATCAATATCTAGGTTAAGTTGAGAGAGGACCTGCTCTTTGATATACAACTGTTCTTCATTAATTACTTGTTCAAATGCAAGGTAAGCGATCTTTGCGGAAGCTTCGGTAAATTCTGAACTTCCTCCTACTATGATCTGAGGTACACCAGTCGCTTGAAAGAAATATTGGTTTAGTTGCTGAATCCAAGGCAATGGGTTTAGTGTGGAATTACTTGGAACAGCAGCGATTTCTGTTTCCACAGCTCCTTTCGGGATAAAGATATTCTCACCCTGCATTGAAGCGAGGTCTGCTTTAGCCTTAAATTCTGAGATTTTAGCTGTGTCATCAGTATCTAAGTGGAATATTCTGACTGGGAAAACGTTCCGATGAAGTAATTTCTTATAATCCGCCATTGCTTCATTACGCATTAAAATGATTTCTTCTACTGCGTCAATTAAGCTCTCGCCGTGAATTTCATCAGCAGTGCGGTTTCGGGAAAGGTGAAATATATCTTCGGGTTGAAACTTCTTGTGCTTAGTTCCTTCTGCTTTGTTGATTTGTTCGTAACGCTTAATTAATCCTCTCCGATTAGCTACAATTTGAATAACTCCCGGATCAAGAGGTTTAATATTGATAAGGTTACCTTCATCATCTCGGATAATCTCAGCATAGGAATCCCCCCCTATTTTCGCTACTCTCGTTTGATTTTCAAGAATTGTGTTAAATGTATCTTTCCCCCAACCATTTATGGTGGAAAGAGCCATTTCTGTTATCTCATTAGACTTAAATCCCTTCCCAATCGTCCAAGTTGCCAATGCGTCAATGGCACATTTTAGTTCAGGAATCTTTTTGTAATAGCCGTATTGAGTAGTCCAATTATTATTTAAGTAAGTAGTTTCAGGCTGATCTTTTGGGCCGTCTGTACTGACAGCGTCTACCGAGTAGTTAGTCTCAGTATTCATCTTGTTACCATATTCTGTGCTTCCTATATCTGTTTCTGGCATTTTAATCTCTCCTTAATTCGAAAGGTAAGGCTACTGCGAAGAGTGTCTCCCCTGCGATTAATGACTGGTGTGTAAAAGCTATCTCCAAATCGTTTGAATCAATGGCAATGCTTCCATTTCCTACATTTGTGAAGCCTGTTGACAAAGTAATTCTAATCTGTTCTCCAATCTTAAAGTTTG